GCTTTGAACTGCTGCCTTGGCAACAATGGCTGGCCCATCACTCGCTTAAATACAAGCCGGACGGAAGGTGGGCGCACCCTGTAATTACGTTGCTCTGCGCGAGACAACAAGGAAAGAGCACCTTTATGGCGCTTCAAATTCTGTTTAGAATCTACGTTTTGAAAGAAAAATTACAAGTCCACACAGCTCACAAACTAACAACCTCAGCCGAATTGTTTTACAAAATCTACGGAATCATTGAGCAAACTCCCCGACTAGCTGCCGAATTCACTAAGAAGCTAGAAAGTAAGGGATTTCAAGAATTGCAATTTACCGAAGGCCGCCGATATATCGTCCGAGCCAATAACTCAGCTGGTCGAGGTATTGCCGCGCCCGAAACTATCCACTTAGACGAAGCCCGAGAATACAAAGACGAAGATGTGTGGTCTGCCCTGCGTTACACCCAAATGGCTAGCCCGAATCCTCAAATATGGGTTTATTCAAACGCTGGAGATCAGCATTCCATAGTGCTAAACAAATTACGCGAAAGAGCCTACGCCGCTATTCACGGCGGTTCTGATGACATTGGTTGGTTCGAGTGGTCGGCTCCTAATGGAATTAAATTCGACAATTCATCAGACTTCTGGCTAGGTGTCTGTCAAGCCAATCCGTCACTTGGCTACACAGTCCACCCTGACAATATCCGCGCCGTGTTGTCAGACCCCGAAGATATTGTGCGCACAGAAGTTTTATGCCAATGGGTTGATACCATCAATCCAGTCATTAACCCGTCTCAATGGGAATCTTGTCGAGTCGAGGGTCTCAGACTTGATCCTGAACGGGATACTTGGCTGGCTATTGATCTCAGTCCCGATAGAAAACAAGCGGCGTTGGTCGCTAGCCAAAAACTCGAAGGTGATAAGTTCCAAGTCATACTGCTTCAGACTTGGTTCAATCCGTCTAACCTCGATGACAAATCTTTGGCTAATGACTTGGCGGATTGGGTGCGAAAGTATCCAGTCCAGCTCGTTGCCTATTCAGCGAGAACCGCTTCAGCCGTTGCTGCGCGATTAGCACCGGCAGGGATAAAGACTGAGCCAATAGATGGTCTTGACTACGCCCAAAGCTGCGATGAGTTACTGGGAGCAATCTCATCTCAGCGGTTGGCTCACTCGGGACAAGATGAGCTGACTAAACAATGCCTATCCGCTGTCAAGTTACCTTTCGGTGACGGCGGATGGGTAATGGGCCGCAAAGTCTCTAATGCGATTATCTGTGGAGCTGTGGCATCTGCTATGGCGACTCACTTCGCCACCAAATCAAATGATGGCGTAGATATTGTGATCTTGTAACACAAGCCCTTTACAATAAAGGCTCAATGGGTGCTATCAGAGATTTCTTCTTTCCACAAATAACCGCGCAGACACCGCAGAAGGTCAGCGACGTAACTGCCGCATTGACTCCGGTGCAAATTACCGATTCTGTCTATAACATTCTTGGCGGCGCTACTAATTCGACTCGTCAATTGGCAATGAGCGTTCCTTCCGTCGCTCGCGCCCGCAATATCATCTGCGGAACTATCGGCTCATTACCTCTTACAACATTTAATCGCATTACTGGACAATATGTAGATCCGCACCGCGTTATCAATCAACCTGACCCTCGCGTTGCTGGCTTTGTTATCTATAACTGGCTTGCTGAAGATATTTGGTTGTATGGCGTTGGTTATGGACAAGTTCTCGAAATGTATTCATCAACCGATGGCGGTCGAGTAAGAGCTTGGACTCGCGTTAGCCCAGAACGCGTCACAGTCGATACAGATTTCCGCAATACTGTCATTGAGTCATACAAAGTTGATGGAATGGCTGTTCCTAATTCTGGCGTTGGTTCATTGATTCGCTTTGATGGCCCAGATGAAGGATTACTGCACCGCGCTGGCAAAACAATTAGCGCAGCTGTATATCTTGAAAACGCAGCAGTTAATTACGCTAAGGAACCTAACCCTTCAATGGTTCTCAAAAGTAACGGCACAAACTTAACTGCCGAAAGAGTGTCATCGCTTCTCAGCGCTTGGCGTACTGCTCGTCAATCTCGCTCAACGGCTTTCCTCAATGCAGACGTAGATCTAAAAGAATTTGGTTTTGATCCAAAGTCATTGCAGTTAGCAGAAGCGCGTCAATATGTGGCTTTAGAATTGGCAAGGGCTTGCGGAATCCCAGCCTACTTCTTGAGCGCCGAAACGACTTCGATGACTTACTCAAACGCTGTGTCAGAGCGGCGCTCACTAGTTGATTTCTCACTTCGCCCGATTCTCAAAGCAATTGAGGAGCGTCTATCGCTTCCAGACTTTGTGCCCAATCCTGTGATGGTGAGATTCTCACTTGACGATTTCCTACGCGGCAACGCTTTGGAACGCGCTCAAGTGTATGAAATCTTGAACCGCATCGGCGCGATGAGCGTTGAGCAAATTCAACGCGAGGAGGACTTAATCCCCAATGAAAATTAATATGCCTATGGTCGTTACTGCGGCCGATACAGTAAAGCGCACAATCAGCGGAACTATTGTCACTTGGAACGAGCAGGGCAATACCTCTGTCGGGCCAACAGTTTTCGCAGCTGATTCAATCGAGATGAAGCCTGTTAAGTTGCTTCTCGAGCACGATCGCACTCGTCCAATTGGCAAGTTAATGAGCCACGAAGTGACCGCAAATGGCATTGTAGCTACATTCAAGATTGCTAATACAATGGCTGGCGAAGATGCGCTAGTCGAAGCAACCGAAGGCCTACGCGACGGATTCAGCGTCGGCGCACAAATTAACGAATGGACAAATAACAAGGGCGTAATGCAAATTACTTCAGCAACGCTTGATGAAGTCTCTCTCGTTACTGATCCAGCAATTGACAGCGCTCGCGTTAGCGAAGTCGCAGCTTCCAAGAATGAAGCGCCAAAAGAAGATTCTGCTCCGGCAACCGCTGAAGCAGAGAACCCAACCGAAGGAGAACAAGTGTCAGACACTACCGCTCCTGCTCCTGCCGTAGAAGAAGCGGTAGAAGCAGCTAAAGTAGAAACTGTCTCGGCTTCACGCCCAGCTTTCTACACAACACCCCGCCTTGAATTTACAAAGGCAAAATATCTCGAGAATAGCGTCCGCGCTAAACTCGGTGACGATGCTGCTCGTCAGTACGTTATGGCTGCCGACGACACCACAAGCAACAACGCAGGTCTCGTTCCAACACGTCAATTGACTGAGATCATCAATCCATTATCAAACGCAGACCGCCCAGCCGTTGATTCGGTATCTCGCGGCGTTCTACCAGATGCAGGAATGACTTTCGAAATTCCTAAAATTACCGCAGTTCCAACAGTAGGCGAAGAATCCGAAGCTGCTGCAATTGATGAAACAGGAATGACCAACGAATTCCTTTCAGTATCCGTTAAGAAGTATGCTGGCGGACAGACTTTCTCCGTCGAACTTCTTGATCGTTCTTCACCAGCTTTCTTTGATGAATTAGTTCGTCAAATGGAGTATGCATACGCAAAGGCAACCGACGTTGCAGTTGTAACCGGCCTTATTGCTGGCGGAACTGACGGCGGAAACCGCACTCTCGATGCTGCTGGTCTTCTCGACTTCATCTCCGATGCTGGCGTTTCAATCTACGCTGGAACTCTCGGATTTGCTCAAAACATCATCGCATCACCTCAGCAATGGGGCGCGATTCAAAACCTCGCTGATGCAGGACGTCCGATTTATCAGAACCTCATTGGCAATATGAATCAGGGCGGAAATCTTGGTGCTGGATCAGCAACCGGAAATCTTCTCGGCTTGAACTTCCGCGTTGATCGTAACCTCACAACAGGTTCCGGCGTTGGCGACAACACCATTATCGTTATCAATCCAGATTCATACACTTGGTATGAATCCTCACGTTTCCGTCTTCAGACAAATGTTGCTCTTAATGGTCAAATCGAAGTGGCTTACTATGGCTACGGCGCATTGGCTACAAAGGTCGGCGCAGGTGCATACCGCTGGATGGTTGCGTAGTTAAAACCCTAAAAGTGACGGCCAGTCCGCTCCCGAGCTGGCCTGTCACCCTCTAAATCGAAAGGACGACGAGATGCCCACAATTGTTACAGCTAGCGAGTTGCGTACAATTCTTGGCGTCTCGTCATCCCTTTATTCAGACGCTTATCTCGACGATATTTGCGACGCTTCCGAGAACATCGTCATTCCGATGCTCGTCACCTTCCAAAGTAAAATTAACAAGGTCGAATTAACCAATAACGTCGCCTATTTTCACACCGCAACAATTCACGAATTCACCGAAGGTCAATCCGTTGTTATTACAAGTGTCGGAGCGCCTTTTAACGGCACTCACACAGTTACAGATGATTTAATTGGCCCTTATGTATTTACCGCCGCCATCACAAATGCTGACGTATTGGAAAAGAACATTATTCCAGCAGGAAACGCTGCGCTCTCTGGCCTCTCAACCTATGTGGGAAATGCCAACGTCGAAGCTGCCGTTTTGGCTATTTCTGTCGAAATCTTCCAAGCCAGAACTGCTGCCGGTGGATCAATCGAAGGCGTAGATTTTGCAGTCACCCCTTACAGACTTTCTAAGAATTTATTGGCAAAGGTAACTGGCCTTCTCGGGCCCTATCTCGATACTGATGCGATGGTGGGTTAATGCCCGCATCAACAGTTTTATCTTCTATACGCACACCGCTGGCAACCGCGCTAGCTGGCGTTTCAGCCAACGTTTATAGTTATGTGCCCGAAGCGGTTCAAGTTCCAGCCGTTATCCTTGTCCCAGATTCACCTTATTTAGAATTAAACACAATTAACGACTCAACAATTCACGCCAAGATCAATATGACAGTTACTTGCGGAGTCGCTTATCTTTCTAACCCAGCATCTCTCGACAATCTTGAGCAGCTGATATTTTCAGTTTTGGCAGTAATACCAGACGGCTACACAGTCGGCCCAGTAGAACGGCCATCGGTTACGCAAGTGGGCGCAGTCAATTTATTGGTTGCCGATATTCGCGTTTCCACCTATTACACACAAACTAACTAGGAGAAATAGTGGCAACCACAGTAATTACCGGTCGCGATATTTCGTTGTCTTTCACAGGTGGAACGGACATCGAAGCCCAAGCGACAAACGCTGTATTGACCAAGACCAACGTTCGCGAGACGTATCAGACTCTCGACGGCGAGGCTTACAAGACAGTCAATATCGAAGGCACCTTCCAGCTTGATATGCTCGCAGACTGGGGCAAGGCAAACTCCGTATGCGAAGCAATTTGGACTGCGGCAGAATCCGCACCAGATACCGGCATCACAGTCACAATGACTTCCGCAACTGGCGCTCAATTTGTTTTCGATATTCTTCCAGAATTCCCAACTGCTGGTGGTTCTGGTATTGATGCACAAACAGTTTCATTCACCTTCAAAGTGAAGAATGGCGCAGTAACAGAGACCTTCAGCTAAGAGATCGGAGCATCGGGAGATGAAGTTATCAATCACAATTAAATATACGAATGGCGAGGAAGTCACCTACAACGCTGGACTCCCAGAG